CGAGTAGTTGTACACATTACTCGACGCTGACGGTGTGGAGATCGGCCTGATGGCCGGCATCGACATGTCGCCCATCGGTGTTTCGCCCGGCACAACATGCAAGTGTCGGCCCCCACCTCGACCATGGAATTCAGCAAAACCACCAGAGTTATTGACGAGTGTTGCGTACTGCCCAAGGTTCTGACCAACAAGATCATAGGCGCGCCCAGTAATGTGGTCCGAGTTAATGGAACCAAGATTGTTTGTGCGGAAGGCCGAAGTGATCGATCGCTTACCAGTAAGCATTGAGTTGAAATAGTTATGTCTGCCCAGTGTACGCCCTAGCCTTTGCGTTGTAGTGTCGCCGCGGGGTGTGCTGGTGTCTTCGCCGCTAGCACCACTCGTTTGACGTGGGTTAGAGCCGCCTGGGTTGCTAAGCCATGATGGCGCTTCGTTGTACCACTTCGGCGCATCCGTGTACCAACTTGGGTCTGACGTAAAGCCGGCCTTAACGGCATCCTGGATGCCCATGTACATTGCCTTTTGATCTTCGTCAAGCATTTGGAAGAACGGGTTGGCCTGCTGATCAATCGTGCTATAGGAAAACGATCCACCCAGTCCAGCCAATGTTCCGGCCAGGCCAGTTCCGCCTCCACCCATACGGGCTGTACCGAAGGTACTAAAAATTTCGCCACTAGCGACCTGTTGCATAATTCGTTCGAGTTCTAAATCTCCAAGCCCGCCAAGCATTCCAACAATTTGGTTGTAGTTGGCTGCGACACCAGAGCGTGTAGCCAGGCCGCGCACAATATCGCTGGCTAGGGTTGGGATTGCCGTTTGACGCAAGGTATCGCTTGCTGATCTTGCGGTGTCGACAATCCCTGATTGGGCAACAATTGATGCCTGACCCTCAATAAACCCACCAGGCGCAGTGCCGGCCGTTATTAGGTTTGTGGCAGTGCGAAGGTTGCTAAATGGCGAATTGGGATTCAATATATTGAGAACATCAACGTAATCAAGAAGTAATTGATTTACGTCCTTGGCCGTGGCGGACTGCCCCAGGTCCTTGAATGCAATTTCAATCTGGCTAAGTTGATCCATTGCTTCGCCCTGAGCAATAACCGTGCGTACACCGCCCAAGGCTTGCTGCTGGAGATCGAGAACTGAACCAATAATTTGCTCTGATGTGCGCTCTGACGCAAGGCCGAGTTCAATGACGGCACTCTGGACTGACTTCGTTGCATCAAAAAGGTTGACGCCCATTGTGTTGGCCAAGGCAAGAAGTTCTTCGTTGGACTTACCGGTCATTGAACCAAGGACGCTCATCTTTTCATTGAAGCCCTTTTCGATAATGCCCGTTACTTCAAGAATCTTTTCTTTTTGCGCATCAAGGCCATCGACATACTTTGTTACGCCGGCCTCAAGGGTTGCCGCTTCCTCTTTGGTAATTGCCCCTGTAGCGCGAAGTTCTTCAACACGCTTTTTGCGCTCATCGCGACCCATGCCCTCCAGGCCAAGCCCTCGGATGTAATCGGCTCGTGTGCTGAGTCGTCCAGCAATATCAGAAACTTTAGAAAAATCTCCGGTTGGGATGAATGACTGCGCAACAGCCCCCATGACTTGAAGACCTACGCGCCGAGCATCCTGCTTCAGTTTCTTTTCTTCACCCTTGTAGCGGTTAATTGCTCCAGTAACTCCACCAATTGCGGCTCCAATTACAGCACCAATAGCGGCACCGACTGGGCCACCGACCATGGTTCCAAAAGCAGCGCCAGCGCCAGCGCCGGCAAGCATTCCGCCACCCGGTGTTTTTGCGCCAATTGCCCCACCAGCAAGGGTTAATCCCAAGCCAGCAAGTGGGTTCATCATGGCGACCATCGATCCAGCAGAGCCAAGAGCGCTACCAACGCTCCCAAGACCAGTGTCTGCCATTTGAAAGCGATTCATCAATGCTGTGCTGGCGAGCATCGACGCAATTCCGGCGCCCATTCCAGTTGGCGCATAACCACGGGTGAATCGACCCTGCCTACCGCTGCTACGAAGAGCAGCCTTCATCGATGCTCCTACACCCAGACCGCCTTGACCAAGAATTCCTCCACGGAAAGCCCTATAAGACTGAAGGGTAGTGCCACGAGTTGTGGCTGCTGCGTAATCCTTGTACGCCTGAAGTTGGGATGCGCGCCCAACTGGCTGAGTGACCGGGGATGTGCCGAACCTATTGAACGGGAAGAGACGCTTATACTGGCCAGGTGCTTGGTATGGCGAGTATCCAGGCAATGGGTTGCCCTGTGCGGCCTGTTGATCAACAAAAGCCCTGAATTCTTTTCGAGACATGCCAGTCGTTATGCCACCTGCCTGTTTGTAGGCCATGTTCAGCACTCGTTGGTTGCCCATGTCATTGACTAGCCTGCCGACACCTCTGCGCACAAATAAACCAGCGTTGTATGTGGCTCGTCCACCGAACGCTGTTGCATTTGCAAGACCGATCCCGTCCCCGTAACTGTTCATTCCGGGCATAAAGCCGCCACCAAGGACACCAAATCGTCCGAGTGAACTGTTGATACTTCCGCCCATCGCACTCATGCCGCCGCCACCGCCCCTGCCAGAGCGGCCACCTCCCAGCATTCTTCCCAGCATTCCTCGTCTGCCTCGTCTGCCGGCCCTTCCTCCACCAAGCATTGCCCTGCCGCCAAACATCAGGCCTAGCGCCGCCATGCCGCCTGCAGAGCCCAATTGTCCGATGCCACCGACAATTGCCAAAACCATCTCAGCGATTGTCATGAATGCTTCGGCCAGAGCGTTAATTACAGGAAGCGCTTTGACAAAACTTTCCTCAAGCACAGCACCGAAGTCAAAGAACAGGTTGACGAATCGCTCAAGATTTTTTCCGAATCGGTCAAACTCTTCCCTGTTTTCGGTAATTAGTTCTCCGATATTTCTGTACTTTTGGCCGAAGCGGTCGAATATGGTCGTAAATGCCGGACCAAAAATGTCCATAACCGCTCGACCGAATTCGAGCAGTGGGCGCAGGCGATCGACTACATCCTGAAATACGTAGACAATTTCCTTCCACCATGAAGCAAATCGTCCCAGCATGCCTTGCGATTTAGGTAGATACTCACGGAACAACTTGATAAGAAGTTCTTCCAACTTCAAAAACATTCCAACAGCGCCGTCGAGGAAGGGGCCCTTGCCGAATGCTGCAATTGATGGGCCGACCCTACGCATCACGCCCATAAGTGATTGTGCTATTTGGTCCAACGCTTGCTTGGTTGGCCCAAGCAGTGCGTCACCAATATCGGCACCCATTGTAAACATCTGGCCCATGTAGGACTTGAGTTGTCCAAAAAGGGTCTGTCGAACGCGGCCGGCCTGTCCAGTTACTCCGCCGAATGCTGCAAGTTCTCCACTTGACAGAAGTTTTTGGAAATCCGCAACAGAGGACATCCCGCGTTTTTTGGCCTCTTCAAGAGCCTTGGCAAAAGACGGACCAATCTTTTGTCCTGCAGCCAGAACATTCTGTGTGAGTTTGCCTTCCTTTTGAAGTAGTCCGATGAAGGCACCAGCAGCGGCAATATTCTTTGCTGGGTCACCGCCGGCAGCAGCAAAGTCAGCAAGTGACCGGAGCATGGCCTGCGATTGGCCCGTGAATCGACTACTCTGGTTTACCTGTACGAATGCATCATTTAGGCCGGTAAGTCCGAACGCAGCAAGTTCCGCATCTTTCTGCAGGCCACGCAAACTTGCAGCGGCATTCTGCGTCTGAGTAGCGAAGTTCGCATTATCCCTATACTGGAACGACTGAAGGGCCGCACTGTACTCACGGAATCCAGAAAGCGCGACCGCTGCAGCAGCACCTACTGCTGCGATACCCGCAGCGACCAATTGCATGGCTCCGTGGTATGCCTTTGCAACAAGTCGTCCAGCCGCAAACGCCGCATTAAGTAACGGCAAGGTTGCGGTGGCTACAACACTCAAAATGGTGTTGAATTTTGCAAAAATTCCAACCATGGTCCCGACAATTGACCGCATTCTGACAAATGTGCGGCTCACCAAGTCGGTACGATTTTTGATAGCCGAGAACATCTCTGCCTGCTGGCGTTGCTTAGCCAGCAGTTTGTTGTTCATTCGGTCCATCGACGCTAGTTGCTTTTGAAGCGCGGTGATGTTTTGAACGCCGGAAGTGTCGACATCAATTTTTACGACAACACGTTCGTCGGCCATGATCAACCTATGTAAATAGCAATGCTAGGGACGCCCTATTTTAGCGCATTTTGTCCATTCGTTTCTGCTGCTCCTGCCTATCGGCCTCAATGACTTTGGCGCAGGCCATACGCATAAACCACTCTTCGTCAGAGCAGTCCAGCAAACGGATTGGATCGGTCCCGAAGAGTTCTCCAAGACGTGCCGCGGTCTTAATCCGCGAGTCCTCAACTAACTCGTCGAGGACGTCCTCGTAGGGTTTACTGCTTCAACCGTATCCCCGTAGCCGGAGGCCTCCATGATTGCTACGGCAGCCGCCTCGACGTGGGGGTCGATGCCAAAGAAGGCACGAACGCAGTCGGGAAGAGGACGGGTCGTCTCAGTCATTTCAAGGATTTCGGGAGAAGCAAAGGTAAGGATGGTGCCATCAGAGTCGGCAACTTCCTCGCCATTGATCTCGAAGCCGATGGTGCAATGACCAATTACTGAGCAAGCAAACTTGAGCGGATCAAGGCCACTCTTGCTGTCTTCGCCGGCATTGCGACGCCATGCCTTCATCTGGTGCTGGGTGATGTTTGGGCTTACCTTGAGAAGCACGCCCGGACGCTCCGGCACCTCGATATAAATTACCTGACGCTCGACCTTCTTGGAGACGACTGCCTTCAGTTGGTCAAGGACGGTGGGTGTAGTGTCGGCCTGCTTGGTTGTTTTGGCAGCAGGTGTGGACTCATCGAGTTGGAATGATTCAGCCATAATCAGGGACCCTAGCATAGTAGAAATAGGTAAGTTGCAGGATACGGTGAAATTTATGTTCCCGCCGCCGTCACCGTAACGACGGCGGGAACCTTAAATCAGCGGGGAGCAGCGACGCTGGAAACGCTGAAGGTCAGCGCAAACACAGCGGGAGCGCCCGAAGACGAGTCACCATCGGGCTCGCTCAAGCCTACGAGCAAGCACTTCGGGTAAACGCGGTCGGAGCCAGGCACCTTGAGATCGCAGTCGAGGGTGTAAACGGTGATGTCGTAGTACACGCGACCGACGAGTTGACGTAGTTTGGGCAGGAAGGCGCCCGACGCAACGTCAGCGGTGTCGAAGTGCTTGGTCAGTGTGATGTCACCGATTTCAGCCGGCGCGCACAATACCTCTGGGAATGTCTCGCCACCAACGTAGATTTTTTCTACGGAGGCAGTGATTTCTCCACCAGAGACCTGTGCGAAGTAGCCGTCGACGTTGGGACCCTTTTCCTGGGTCATGTTGTCCGAAGGCACAATCTTCGCCAGAATTTGCCTCTGCGCTAGTTTTGACACGGTAACTCCTTATCAGACTACTGATGCTGTTAGGTTGGACTTGGTGACTTCAACTTCGATCTGGTCACCAATGCTTGATACGCGGACACCAACCTTGGCCTTGATAAGGCCTCCAGCCAACTGGCTGACCGGGTTGATTGCGTCGTTTACGACCACGGTGTAGCCGTAGTCGATGCGACTTCCGAGAACATCGAACGCCTCGTACAGGCCACCAGCAAGGCGCAGGGGCTCGAGTACCGCACGCAGGCGGGCATCGACCTGACCAAACAGAGCGCCGCGACCGTCGATGGTCGAGAACACGAGGTCTTCCAGGGTGTTCTGCGACTGAACGACGATGTAGTTCAGCATTTCCTGGGCGGTGATGTAGCGGAAGTTGTCTTCGTCCGAGGAGGCCGAGCGAGCACCGTAGACCCGGACGCGACCGTTGATCACGCGGAGGGCATTGACGCGAGACTCGTCGAGGCTGTCGCCAAGAGTCTTGCTGACGGTATTGGCCAGACCGGTCACAAACTTGGCTTCCGAAGCCAGGCCGGCGTATGGGGCCCATGGGCCGGTAGCATTGAAAGCAACCGAGCGCTTGGCGGCCACATAACCCTCTGGTGACATGGTCACTGGAGTGTTGACTGCGCGGTTTGCAGTGATCCAGGGCCAGTAGAAAGCAGCGTGCTCTGAGCCGGCATAGTCGCCGTAATCAGCCATGGCAGCGATTGCATCGTCCGAGGTATCGGCAGACTGGAAGGACAGGAGCGCCACGCGGTGGTTAGTGTCCGCATGATCGATGATGGCCTGATGCAGGTTGGTCATGTCCATGCCAGCATCTTCGGTTGCGCCAGGGATGGCAACAGCGCCAGCACCCAGGTCATCGGTGAAGTTGTTTAGAGCAACCTCGTAGTTGGCCAACGCGATCTCAGCGCGGTTATCGCTACCGGTCGAGAAGGCGGTAGCCGCGGTGGTTGCTGGCACACGAGCAGCCGCGCCAGTGGGCAGAACGGCCTCGACATAACGGCCGGCGACGGCGCTGCTGTTGATCTTGTTTACCGCAGCCTGAGCATTAGCAACTTCACCAGTCGAGTAGACCTGCTCGTCATTGAGGAACAACTTGATGACAAAGCCAGAGCCAAGGGTTGCGACGCTGACGTCAAGGTTTGCAGACCATGCGCCGGGTCCCTTGGCGTTCAAGGTGACGGCATCGAGCGCGCCGGAGGTGTCGAGAGTAATCGTTCCGGTCGAGGTGGTAGACGAGTAGCCAGCGCCCAGCGAGGCTCCTACAACGCGGCTGACGTAGCATCGAGCGCCGCCCTCCTCGAAGAAGGCCTGGACCTGCTGGTGAGTGTGGCCGTATGAAACGTACCCACCAAAGTAGTCTTCGTAGTCGGCAAGACTGGTTACGAGGATTGCCTCATCGGCAGGTCCACGCTCGGTCTGTCCGGCAATGAAGAAAGTGGCTGAAGGGGCGACGTTGGCAACTGTGGGGCCAGTACGTACCGCTGTTGTGACTACTACGCCGGGCATTCGATGTCCTTCCGTATTCCGACCAAGATCAAAACGTTAAGTCAGAGTATAGCGCTTTTTGTTTTTCGCCAGATAATCTCTAACGAAATTTGCGCTATGCCTGCTTGCTGTTCGTATCAATGCTACAACACAGCCACATTTAACGGTGCAAGTATGGTTAGTCGGGCAAAGGCTCGCCAAGGGCGGCCTTTTCTAGTTCGATCTGGAACTCATCAGCCGTACCAACAGGCAGTCGAGTAATTCGCTCGGTAACTGAAAGGTCATACGAAATATACGCCCCAGCCAGAACTCGCTCTCCCTTGAGCAGGGTCAGGTCGGAAAACTCTTCCCTCATCGAACCCTCGTCGATCATGACTTCCAGGTAGTACTCGGGCTTGTTGGCCCGCAAACACGGGTAGTCAAGAAGGGCCGAACGAAGCACGGTGGTGAGGCGGTCTCGCATAAGGGTCGCTTCCTCGTTGCCCTGGGCCTTAACCCATACGTATGAACGCATGGTGTACGTGACGTTATACAGGGGGTCCATTACTGGGGTGTAGTCATCCCGCACAAACCTGGAGGTAGAAATGGCAACCGTAATGATTGCGGGAAGTTCGTCCAGAGCAAGTGGCTCGTAACTCAAATACTTTGCCGGCTCTGGCAAAGCGCCGTCGTCAACAAACCACTCACCCTCTGCCCGACGGGCGAAGCGATAGTCGTCAAGACGACGCTTAAAGTCTTCCTTGAGGTAATTAGTGACAAATAGTTTTGCGTTATGTGCGCCCTGCATGATCAGATTCCTCTAGCAGTCCACTTAGCCATAATCTGGCCAAGTTCAGCGGCAAAGCCAACAGGCTCAAAAACGATTTTACGCTTAGGCATTTTCGTAGTTCCGTATTGATGGAACTTGGCGTACTCAACATCCGTTCCGAATGTGGCACTTTTTGGGCTAATAATATTGACATTGCCACCATCAAGTTCCAGAAGGCTCCGGAAGAGTTTGCCGTTGGCGACCATTGGGGGAGCACCCGGGTAACGGCGTGCCTTCCACGACCCATACTCGGCATCGAGCGGGGCCCAGCCACCAACTGGTAGTCCATTGCTGGAAAAGTTCTTTGCGTTCGCGGCAGCCAGGATTACGCGAGCCTGACGCAGCGGAACTTGCTGATTCTCAAGACGCTGCTTAATGCCCTCAAGCCGAAGGATGGCCTTCTCTTCGTTGTAAACGCGAACGTTGATGTTGGAAAACATTAGCCGGCAATCTGCTTGCGTCGATAACGCTTAAGGGCCAACAACTCACTATCCAAAAATCCGGTCTGAAGTGGCGCAACGTTTCTCGAGTTCAGGTCCTTGATACCGACCACATCGTCATGCATGTTCTGCATTTCGCGGGACGCAGCACGCAGGATCATGAGGCGGAACATCTTGATTTGATCGCCGTTTAGACCGCCCTCGTAGGTGACGGTTACGACGTCATTTGGGTAGCCTCGGTAGCAATCAATCCCATACCGCTGAACTACATAGTCGATGCCTTCGGTTTGCTCTAGAACATCCCCGGTGGTATTTGTAAGCGTAACTTCAGTGACCGTGACGACTGGCGTATTTCTTAGGTACACGCCAACCGGTGGCTGCGTGACCGAGATTCCAGTATTCAGCGTTGTGTCAAGGCTCTGGTCGTAAAAGAAAGAAGCGGTCGGTAGCCCAGTCGAGGATGCCTGAATAACGTGAGTTTCGGTGTATTCATGAATTTCAATTGGGCGCCTAATGTAGGCCTCGAGTTCGCTTTGCAGGCCCTCAAGTACGTATGTGGCGGCATCTTCTTGGCGCGAACTGAAGGTAATATCCATGTATCGCCGTAGTTCGTCAATAGAAACTAACATTATGGCCTCCTATCAGCGGCGGCGGCGACCGGTGCGGGCCCGGTCAGCGGCGCGGGCGGCTGCCCTTAGGGCCCTGCCAGCAGCACGTCGCAACAAGCCAGGACGGCGACGCTGACGAGCATCACCGCGCTGTTCTTCTTCGTCTGTGTTTGTGCGGCGCGGAACTACCATGACTCTCCTTGGTCAAGTCAAGATTAGCACAGTAGTGATTACTGCTCCCAAGACCTCTTGGCCAAACCCAAATCGAACGCAAGTTGCGGGTAATTGCCGATTCGGATGTGGCAAGGCCGGCAAACAGCGATCAAATTATCGATGTCAAGAATCGAGCCACCCTGCGAGCGACGCACGAGTTCGTGGATGTCCATGGATCGGTTTCGTGCATAGGTAACCCGACCATCATGCTCAGCAAAAATGGGGCATGCCTCGCACCACTCACGCTCCTCAAGAAGTCGCTTAACTAGCGGCCTGCGCTCTCGGTAGAGCGCCTCTTGCTTGGCAGAACGCTTCCTCACAAGTTAGAAGATATCACATTTTCCCACTTACGGGCCATGTGCTTAACGTCAAGAAGTTCAGCAACTTTTGCTCTTAGAACTGAGGCTTCATGTGTTCGTGTCTTGTGGTCGTGTAATTCCTTGACGTGCGACATCCACTCAGCGGGAGTGTGTGCGATCCTTCCAGCACCAAGCAATTCGACGAGCCTTAGGTATTCAGTCCTTGGTGACGCAACAAAAGGGACGCCGGCAGCACAGTACTCGATCGCCTTGATCCACGATTTAGCATGGTTGAACTCAATGTCGGACAAAGGCGCCAGGCCAATGTCAAAGCAGAAAGACATCTTTGCGTAATCCCATGGTGCTCGCATTGGACTCTTGGCCACGCGGTCACGCTTCAGTCCGAGAGCGTCGGCAAAAGGATTGCCAGAACCGTAATGTCCGCTGTGGTGGAACTTCATGCTGTTGTCAAAAATGCCGAACAGTTCCTCTAGGTCGCCGCTGCGGTGATTGGTTGAACCAACCCAGCCAACGACTGGCTGTTTTCCATTAAAGCCACGGGCAGCAAAATGGTTGACCGAAACATGATTTTCAATTACCACGACGTTCTTGTGCCCACAGAGGTTCTCGACTGCCGATTTTAAAAATGGCGTCGAAACAGTAACTACATCAGACAACTCCAGAATCTTCTGGTAGTGGTCAATGTTTTCCTCTGGATTATTCTCGGGCCGTGTCAATTTATAGGCAGCGTTCCGAGGGTCAAGGCCCCAGTACCAGTCATCGAGGTCATTGATGATTAGCGACCTATTTTCTTTTTCGCGGTAGGCCGTCAACTTTTCAACAAGATTGCCAAACATAATTCGTTGCATAACAATTACGTCTAGGTTATGAGCAACCTGCCCTTTGTTGTTTGAAACGCCGAATCCGTGTTCGTCGCTCCATGTCAGCCACCCAGTCGCAGACTGCAATGTCATGTGCGGACGAACCTGCTGTAGGCGCACCCAGTTTGCACCACCGGGAATGTTCATCCCGTTGGAGTCGAATAAACTGCGCGACCAGTCCGTTGTAGCAAACCCAATAGTTGTCATAGTGTTGCCGGGTCAACCTTATCGAAGGACCAGGTTCCATCAAGGGAGTCCCATAGAGCAAGATCAATGCCGGTCGGCTCTAGATCGTTTTCTTCCATCATGCGCCTGTGAGTAACGATTGCCTGACGCAGGAACTCAACAACCTTAACCTTCTCATCAATATGATCGGTGCCCAGCGCAATCATGCGATTTACTTCTTCAAGTTTTGACTCGACGTAGAACTTGAAGCGACTGATCTTCTTTGTCTTGTGGTCCGACTCAGCAGCAACCTCGGCCACCAGCGCAAACCCTTCGTCGCCCAGGCGTTCATATCGGGCCACTTGGTCGGCTGTTTCTTTTTCGATTCTTGTCAACTGATTGCTTAGATTGTCAACAAGGGCCGACAACGCGCGCTGCCAGCGACCCCAGTTTTCCGGCAACAGAAGATACTGCTTCTGTGAATCCGAAACATTGTTCTTAACTTCTTCCGCCACAAGGCGGGCAAAAGCATCGTCGTTCATTACTTCCTCCAGGCGGGGCACACAGTCTTAAAGGTGCACCAGTTACATAGTTTTGATGTTTTGTATTCAAACTCACCAGACTCACAACGTTGCATAATTTCGTTGTTTGTAGTGATGAGCATTTCAGTTGTTGATTTCAGTGTACTTTCAGTTACCTCAGATGTCAAGCGCGTGCCGTCCTTGAGATATAACAGTTCAACCGTGGCCGGCATCCGTGACAACTTGTTGTTGATCATAAGAGCATAGATAAACAACTGCGTGAACTTGTCGTCCCGATAGCGTGGAGCCGGCGTCTTGCCTGTTTTGTAGTCCGAGACAATGATTCCCTCAGAACCCTCGGACCAACGGTCGACGAACCCACGGATGCGAACACCCTCGATTTCGCCGGTCACCTCGTACTCAAGGCCAACTGGCGCGATCTCGGCAGGACTTTCCATGCCAAAGTAGTTTTCAACACACCACCAGGCATTCCACCTGAACTTTCGTAGCGTGGTTTCGTCTGCGCCGATAACACCAATGACACGATCGCGCCACCCATTCTCATTCCACGCAGCGTTAGCGATTGCCCGAGCAGAATTTAAAGTCCGTTCGTCCGGCGGCAAAGCAAACAGGAACTCGAGGATTTCGTGAACAAACGAACCAAGAACTGTTGCTTCAGTATCAGGCTCACGCAGGCCATCGATTTTTGTGTACTTGAATCGAAGAGGGCACTGCTTGAAGGTTGACAGAGATGACGGAGATAAGTACTCGGGAGGAGTAAGGCTCATTCGGGAGACTCGTCTTCGAATGTCCCACCCGTAGTGATGAGGGCGCATTCGGTGATGAGTGCACGAAGGGCATCAGCAGTCGCCGTCTCACGCTTGGGGGTGGGTGCGCCGCCGCTAATCTTTGCCCAATAATTCTTAAGGGCCACCTTGCCATCAGCGTCGAGTCTCTTGGTCTTATTCATGAACTCTTCCCAGAGCGCATCAATTTCGGGATCGACGCTTGCCTGGGCATCCATAGTCAATGCCTCTTCTGATCTGGCAAGGTAAAGACCGATACCAAACTGCTGGGCCGCCTTCTTTAGGGCGTCTGATACAGCGCCCTTGAATTCATCACCAAGATCAACAATGTCGCCGGCCTTAGTCCGCTTAATCTTTTGACCACCAAAGCCATCTTTGTGAATTCCACCCCACTCCGACTCATAGCCAAGAGTAAGGCGAACATGAGCAACAATAAAGTCGGGATCGAGGGCATCTCGCTCACAGCGGATGATTTGAGAACTCCAGCCCTGTACACCAAAAACCTGGTTGAGCCTGGTGATTACCTCACTAACAGGGATGTAAGTGAGAGCAGTTCCACTCTTCTTGAGTTGGCGCTCAACACTGGGGTGGAACGGCTCATAAAGGTCTTTCATGGCCTTTGCGGCTCGCTCATCCTGCTCCTTTTTGCGCTTCCGCAAGCCCTCTTCCCAGCCGTCAGTAGTCATCGATAAATCCGTGACCACCTCACTGGAAACAACTGTCTCTGTAGTATTTTTGCTAGTAGCCATTACTTTGCCCTCCTGACGGCAATGCTTGTTTTTGGTTCACCGAGTTCGCAGTAGTTGTCGGCATTGATGCCCAGTTCAGCCAACTTCTTGATTCTCCAGTATGAAGGCTGTACGTAGTCAAGAACCCGCTCTGCGACTTCTTGTGGCGACATTACTACCTCGCCAGTGTCCATGTCAATCGCAAGCATGGACAACTTTTCCGAAACAACGGATGCCAAGTCTTTGTGCTTCCAGCCCTTGCGGCCCGGATCAAACTTCTTCTCAATGCGTGAGCCGTCGTCAAGAACTACTTCCTCATCCCGACCCATCGCATCAGCAACTGCCTTTTCCATAGTCGAGTACACGACGCCAAGTTC